AAGGTGGAACAACAAACACTGGTGGAGGCGGTGGTGGTCAAACACCAGGAGCTTCAATAGTTAATGGTGGATCTGGTATAGTAATAATAAGGTATAGGTTTCAATAATTATGACAAGTAAAATTAAAGTAGATAATATAGCAGACCAAAACGATAATAACATTATCAACGAAAGTGGTGATGTAATTACAGTTGGTGCAGCTGGTGATACAGTTGCGGTTGCAGGAAACATAGTAAAATCAAATGCACTTCAAGCAAGTGACGGTGGAAATATTGTAAGCCAAAGTGGTACAACAATAACTTTAGGTGCAAGTGGCGATACCGTTACTCTTGCATCAGGTGCATCACAATCAGGTTTTGGTAGAACAGGGACAGTGGATTGGCAAACAGGATCAATTAAGACATCTACATTCACAGCTGCAAACGGCGAAGGTTATTTTGCAAACACTTCAGGTGGAGCCTTTACAGTAAATTTACCTGCTGGATCAGCAGGTGCAATCGTATCTCTTTCAGATTACACAAGAACTTTTCAAACAAATAGTTTAACAGTATCACCTAATGGATCAGAAAAAATAGGTGGAGTAGCTGCAGACGCTATATTATCTACCGAAGGACAAACAGCAACTTTTATCTATGTAGATGGAACAGAAGGTTGGATTAATACACAAGAAACATCTAATTCTGTAACAGGTAATCCTTTTATAGTAGCTACAGGTGGAACTATTACTACATCAGGTAATTGCAAAATTCATACATTTACAGGACCAGGAACTTTTACTGTTTCTCAAGTTCATCCTTGTGCTGCAAATAATTTAGTAAGTCATTTAGTAGTTGCTGGTGGAGGAGGAGGTGGATCAAGTGCTGGCGGAGGTGGTGGAGCAGGTGGATATAGAGAAGTAAAAAGTCCTGTTACACCTTATACTGCAAGTCCTAAAGATGGTTATCCAAGCGCTCCTAATAGAGTTACAGTAACAGCCCAAGCTTACCCAATCACAGTAGGTGGCGGTGGTGCAGTTAATGCTCAAGGAGTTGATTCAACATTTTCAACTATTACTTCTGCAAAAGGAGGAAAAGGTTCTTCTTATTGCGGAGGTCAACCAACTATGAATGGTGGTTCAGGTGGTGGTGCAAGATCAAATGCGGGAGGACCTGCAGGATCAGGTAATACACCTCCTGTTAGTCCTCCACAAGGTAACCCTGGTGGTAATACTAATCCAAGTGGAACTCCTCAACAAGCAGGTGGTGGTGGTGGTGCAAGTGGTAGTGGAGGTAGTGGTTCACCAGGACCTTCTGTAGGTGGAACAGGGACATCTACATCAATTATAGGATCAACAACTGCTTACGCTGGTGGTGGTGGTGGTGGAGCTAATCCAGGTGGTAGTCCAGGACCAGGAAGTCCTTGTGGAACAGGTGGAACAGGTCAGAATTCAGGTGGTTCAGGAAATACAGCAGGAACAGCAAATCGTGGAGGTGGTGGTGGTGGAGGCCCTGTAGGAACAGGTGGCTCTGGTATAGTAATAATAAGGTACAAATTTCAGTAGGTAAATTATGAGTGAAATAAAAGTAAATAAAATTAGTCCAAGAACAAATTGTGGAACAGTCCAGTTAGGAGATAGTGGTGATACTATTACAATTCCTGCTGGTGCATCAATAACTAACAGTGGTACTGCATCAGGTTTTGGTGCAACAGGTTCAGCGTCTTGGGTTACAGGTTCAATTAAAACAGCAACCTTTACTGCAACAGCAGGTGAGGGATATTTTTGTAATACAACAGGAGGAGTTTTTACTGTTAATTTACCTTCATCACCTACTGCGGGAGCAGTGGTTGCAGTAGCAGATTATGCAAATACTTTTGACACCAATAATTTAACAATTGGTAGAGGTGGTTCTAATATAGAAGGATCTGCTTCAGATTTTGTAGTTAATACAGAAGGAGCAGCTATAACATTGGTTTATGTAGATGCAACAAAAGGTTGGATAGTTACAGATAGTGGAAATAGTTCAGATGGTTTTGGAAATAATTTTATAATAGCTACGGGTGGAACAGTATCAACTTCTCCTTGTGGAAATGACAAAATTCATACATTTACAGGACCAGGAACATTTGCGGTTAGTCAAATTGCTAGTAATGCTAGTAATAATGTAGTTTCATATGTTATAGTAGGTGGAGGTGCAGGTGGAGGTGTAAAAAGAGGCGGCGGTGGAGGTGCAGGTGGTTATAGAGAAGTTAAAAGCCCTGTTACACCTTATTCAACTACTGTAGATGGTTATCCAAGTGCTCCTAATAGAGTAACAGTTACAACAACAAGTTTTCCAGTAGTAGTAGGTGGAGGTGGAACAGCAGGAGTATCAGCAAGTCCAATTTGTAATCCTGCGAGTACAGCCAATACAAATGGTGTTGCTTCAAGTTTTGGTGGAATAACAGCAGCAGGTGGTGGAGCTGGAGGTGGAACAGGAACTCCTACAGGTGGTGGGGCAGCTGGAGCATCAGGTGGTGGTGGAGTACACACTATGACAGGAAGAGAATGTGCACCTGCAGCAAATGCAGGTGGAGCAGGTAACACACCCCCCGTCAGTCCAGCACAAGGTTTTGCTGGTGGAAACGCGTGTCAACCTGAACCAGCAGGACAAGGTGGTGGCGGTGGTGGAGCATTAAATGCTGGTGTAAATGGAGGCGATGGACAAGGCACTCCTGCAGGTGATGGTGGAGGCGGTGCAACAAGTGAAATTAACGGATCTCCAGTAACAAGAGCCGGAGGTGGAGGAAGTGGTGCTAGACCAAACGGCAGACAAGGTCAAGGAGGATCAGGTGGTGGTGGACCAGGAGCTAATAATGCCCCTAAACCAAATGGTGATCCTGCAGGTAATGGAACTAATGGAACAGTTAATACTGGCGGTGGAGGCGGTGCAACAGCAGATGTGCATCCATCAACTTCAGGAGCTGGCGGATCTGGTGTAGTAATAATAAGGTACAAATTTCAATAGTTGATTTAAAATAAAAAATATAATATAAGGAGAAACATTATGGCACATTTTGCAAAACTAGGATCAAACAGTAAAGTTATTCAAGTATTAACTTTGAATAATTCTGATATGCATAACGCTGATGGCGTTGAAGATGAAACAGTAGGACAACAGTATTTAGAAACTCACAATAATTGGCCTGCACAAATGTGGATTCAAACATCTTACAATACATCAGGTGGTACACACAAAGATGGTGGTACACCTTTTAGAGGTAATTACGCAGGTATAGGTTATACTTGGGACGAAGATGATCAAATTTTCTGGCCTAAAAAACCTTATGCATCTTGGGTAAAACATATTGAATCAGCTTCTTGGAAATCACCAATCGGTGATGCTCCAGCATTAACAGAAGAACAGACTTCACAAAATACAGCTGATACTCATTCTTGGAGTTACGTCTGGAATGAAACTAATACAACTTGGGACTTGACAGACTCAAAAGCATAAATTAAAAATGGTGGTGGTATGCAGAAGAAAGTATTAACAGAGCAAGCATTATATTTTGGTGATGTAGAAATGCCTAAGTATTGGGACATCGACCGAAATAAATTAACTGGCGATATTTTACAATCAACTTATTCAAACAAAGATTTTCCATTCTCAAGAACTTGGGATATGTTAAATACATATATGCGAGATCACATCGGTCTTGAATATGGAATTAATCTAGTAAACAAATCAACGTGGGGAAATATCTATAAACCTGCGGAAACAACTATTCCTTTATTAAATATTGATCCGGTGGATCTACGTAACTCTCCAGACTTTACATTATTATATGGTGTAAAAGTTAAAGATTGTAATGTTCGAATACACTTTGAAGATAACAGACGTAAAGGAAGAAGTTGGGATATAGAACTTAAAAATAATATGTTTATATTATTTCCATCAACTAATATGTATTACCTAACTAACAATCAAAAAGATTCATTAAACTTTGTACAAACAATAACTTATGAATATATCTAATTACTATTGGCATTTTCCTGCAGCTTTAACACCAAAGTTTTGTGATGATGTAATAGCTTATGCTAATCAACAAGAAGAAGTTATGGCTAGAACTGGTGGTTATGGCGATAGAAAATTAAAAAAAGAAGAAATAAAAGATTTAAAAAGAAAAAGAAACTCTGATTTAGTATGGTTAAATGATACTTG